CGACGGGGCTCCAGGTGCTCTGGGGCCTGTGGGAACGCCCGATGGACGTCGAGCAGTGGGAAGTGCCGGAGCACGAGGTCACCGCCGCGGTCGAAGACCTGATGGAGACCATGGTCGTCTGGAAGCTCTACGCCGATCCGCCGCACTGGACGGAGACGGTCGGGGCGTGGGCTGCGCGCTGGCCCGACCAGGTCGAGGAGTGGTGGACGGCCCGGCCGAAGCCGATGGCGTACGCGCTGCGCGAGTACGTCGAGTGCCTGGATGCGGGGACGCTGATCAACGACGGCGACCCTCGGATGCGGCGTCACATCGGCGCAGCTGGCCGGAAAGACCTCACGATCAGGGACGCCGAGGGCCGCCCGCTGTGGGTGCTGAAGAAGCAGCGCGAGGACCGCAAGTTCGATGCGGCGATGGCTGGTGTCCTGTCGAACAAGGCGCGACTCGATGCGCTGAAGGCCGGCGCTGAGCCGCCCGTCCCGTTCTACGTGCCCCGACGTATCCGTTGATGGCGCGCCGACGCCCATGTTCCGAGGGGGGCGCGTGGCTATCGACACTCGGGAGCCGGAGTCGCCGGGCTGGTGGATGGATCGGCTGGCCCGTGAGCTCACCAACCCGAAGCGTCAGCGACGGCTGAAGCTCCTCGACGACTGGTATGCCGGCGACCCGCCGCTGCCTGTGGGTGCGGAGGCCGCACGGGAGGCGTTTCAGGCGTTCCAGCGGGAGGCGCGCAGCAACTTCGCGGAGATGGTCGTCGAGGCACCCCGAGAGCGCATGAACCCGATCGGGATCCGCACCTCGGCGGACGGCGACGAGACCGGCGACGCCGAGGCGTGGCGCATCTGGCGCCGGGCCGGGCTCAACGTCGTGCAGGCAGACGTGCACCGGACCGCGCTGTCGCTCGGTGACGCGTACGTCATCGTCGGGCCCGTCTCGCCGTACTCGGGCGTCCCGACGATCACCGCCGAGGACCCGCGCCAGGTGATCACGGCGCACGACCCGGCGGACCAGCGGCGGGTCGTCGCGGCGCTGAAGCTGTACCACGACGACGTCACCGAGAAAGACCTGGCTTACCTGTACCTGCCGGGTGCGGTGCTCGTGGCCTCGCGGAAGACGGGGCAGCTGGCGACGGCGAACGTCTACTTCAACGCCCAGGCGTTCGATTGGGACGAGACGCTGTCGGGGACGCTGCCCGCCGGGATGATGCCGGTTCACCGCTTCCGGAACAGGCGCGGCGTGGGTGAGTTCGAGCCGCACCTGGACCTGCTGAGCAGGATCAACAACCAGATCCTTCAGCGGATGACGATCGCCGTGTTGCAGGCGTACCGCCAGCGCGGCATCAAGGGCCTGCCGGAGAAGGACAAGCAGGGCAAGACGATCGACTACACGGACGTGTTCGCGGCCGACCCGGGCTCCCTGTGGATGTTCCCGCCCGGCTCCGAGCCGTGGGAGTCGGCGCAGGTCGACCTGCGGCCGATCCTCGATGCGGTGGCGGCCGACGTCCAGCACCTCGCCGCGGTCACCCGCACGCCGATGCACATGCTGATGCCGGGCGGGGAGAACCAGTCCGCCGAGGGCGCGAGCCTTCAGCGCGAGGGTCTGGTCTTCAAGACCGAGGACCGGATCGCCAGGTTCGGCGAGGCCTGGTCGGCGGTCCTGGCGACCGCGTTCCTGTGGATGGGCGACGAAGAGCGCGCCAACCTGGACGCCCTCGACGTGCTGTGGAGCCCGCCGGAGCGGCTGTCGCTCGCTGAGCGGGCGGACGCCGCGACGAAGGCGACCGACGTGCCGTGGCGTACGAAGATGGTTCACCTGTGGGGATTCCCGCCGGACCTGGTCGACCGCATGGACGCTGAACGCGCCGACGACCAGCTGCTTCAGTCCGCTCTCGCCCAGCCGGCCCCGACCGAGGCGGCGCCCCCGACGCCGCCTGCGCCGGCGGGCGAGAGCCCCCAGCCTCCGCCTGCGACGAACTGAGCATCTGGCGGGGGGTCCGATGGCAGACGTCACCCCCGAGGTCGCTGCGCTGGTCGCTGCGCAGGCCGCCAGTCGGCAGCGGGTCGTGCAAGCCACGACGAACGGTGTCCGGGCCGAGGTCGCGCGCTTCGCGGCGTGGTACTCCGACCCGGACGTCGCGCGGCTCGTCGTGCGGTTGGTGCGGCTGACCCGCTCGGGCGCGAAGCAGACCGCGACCGTCACGGACGCCTACCTCGCGCGCGCGCTGGCGCTGATCTCCGGCCGCAGGGTCCGCCCGGTAGGCGCCGCGAACCTCGACAACCTGCGGCAGAAGGTGGCGCCCGCCGAGGTGTACGAGCGGCTGGCGGTCCAGTACCGCTTCCTGGTCGCCCAGGAAGTTCCGCCCGCCGAGGCGCTGCACAGGGTCACTGAGCGGGCCGCGGTCATGGCGGAGATGGACACCCAGCTCGCGTACCGCGCCCAGTCGCGGAAGTTCATGGAAGACAACGAGGTCGAGGGCTGGCGCCGAGTCGTCCGCCCCGAGCTGTCGCGCAGCGGATCGTGCGGTCTGTGTGTCGTGGCCGCCGACCGCATCTACTCCCGGCAGGAGCTCCTGGCCGTCCACGAGCGGTGCAAGTGCGAAGTCCTGCCGATCCTCGACGGCGTCGACCCCGGGAAGACGCTGAACGACGAAGACCTGAAGGCGCTGTACGACGCCGCCGGCGGCAACACCGGCAAGGCGTTGAAGCGAGTCCGGGTCGGCGTCGAGGAGCACGGGGAGCTCGGCCCGGTTCTACGGGTCGCCGACCAGAAGTTCCGCGGCCCGTCCGAGGTCGCGGCGTAACCCTCGCCCGCCAGGGCGCCCCCCTACCCGACATGGGAGTCGATCGTGTCTCAGCCCGTCACGCCGCCCGTCTTCCAGGCACCGCCTGCCGCCCCCGCCACGGGGACGACGCCGCCTGTGCCTGCCCCGCCGGCGCCTACGCCCCCTCCGCCTCCTGCTCCTCCGGCGCCCGCCACGGACGACCAGGGCTTTCCCGCGAACACGCCGCTCGTCGAGATGACCGACGCGCAGCGGGCCGCGTACTGGAAGCACCAGAGCCGCAAGCACGAGGACGAGGCGAAGGCCCGCCGGGACTACGACGAGCAGAAGGCCCTGGCCGACAAGTACCGGGCGTTCGAGGCCGACTCACTCACCGAACAGGAGAAGGCGACCCGCGAGGCCGCCGAGCTCCGCGACCAGCTGACGGCGACACGCACGCAGCTGGTCGACGCGCAGCTGGCGGCCCTGTCCGCTGGCCGCATGACCGACGCGCAGCGCGCAACGCTCCTCGACGGCCTCGACCGGACCCGCTTCCTGAAGACGGACGGCACGGTCGACGTCGACAAGCTGCGCGGCTGGGTCGACGGTATCGCCCCGCCCGCCACGGGCACCCCGGCAACTCCCGGCACACCAGCGGCCCCGTCGCTGGGCCAAGGCGCCCGCCAGGGCACCCCGTCGCCGTCCGTCGCGGACGGCGCGGCGCTGTACCGCTCGATCTTCCCCGCGCCGGCAGAACCGGCCGCGGCCACGCAGACCTGATGGAGAAGATATGAACCTCAACCCAACGACGAAGTCGTTCGGGGTCGATGACCAGTCCTGGCTGGGCTCGGAACACGGCACCCAGTCGACGCAGAGCATCACCCTCGACACGTCCGCCTTCACGGAGGGCACCCACTACCCGGACGGGTACTTCAAGAGCGGCATCCCGCTCTCGAAGATCGACCCCACCGACCCCGACACGCTGTACGGGCCGTACAGCGGGCAGGCCAACGAGGTCCAGACCGTCACCGTGACCGGCTCGCCCACGGGCGGCACGTTCACCCTGACGTTCGACGGCGCCACCACGGCGGGTATCGCGTACAACGCGACGGCCGCCGCAGTGAAGTCGGCGCTCGAGGCACTGTCGACGGTCAACCCGGGCGACGTGACCGTCACCGGCTCGGCGGGCGGCCCGTACACGATCACGTTCACCGGCCGGTACGTCGGCGACGACGTGCCCGCGCTCACCGCGTCGGGCGCTTCCCTCACGGGCGGCACGTCGCCGGGCGTCACCCCCGCCACCCAGACCGGCGGAGGCGGCTCCACGGGCGCCCTCGACGGCTTCCTGTACTGCGCTGTGGACGCGCCCACCGTGAACACGCAGGACGTCGGCGCGGCGATCCTGCGGCACGGATTCGTCCGCACCGCCCGACTCCCGATCGCCATCGACGCCGCCGGTAAGGCCGACGTCGCTGGCCGGATCACCTTCATCTGAGAGGAGGCACGTCAATGGTCGACCTGATCAACGACTACATCGAGCCGACGCGTCTCACCGGGATGATCCGGACCGCGCTCGGAGACCTTCAGATCAACCAGCACAAGCTGGCCCGCTGGCTCCCGAACGTCAACCTCGACGACGTCGTCTACAAGTACAACAAGGGGCAGCAGGGCCTGCCTGAGGCCGCCGTGTACCGCGCCTACGACGCGGAGTCGCGGATCGGCCGGCGCGAGGGCATCTCTGAGGTCATGGGCAGCCTGCCCCCGATCTCCGAGAAGATGGTGCTCAACGAGTACGAGCGTCTTCGCCTGCGCAAGCTCAACGACGACGCGCTCCTGCCGTTCATCGCGCGTGACGCCCGCCGCCTGGCGCTGAACATCGGCGCCCGGCTCGAGCTCGCCCGCGGTGACGCCATCTTCAACGGCCAGGTCACCCTGGGCGGCATCGACGGTGAGGACGTCAAGCAGACCGTCAGCTTCGGTCGTTCGGGGTCGCACGCCGTCACGGCGTCGACGCTGTGGTCCGACCACGACGACTCGACGCCGATCGACGACCTGATGTCGTGGGCGCAGACCTACACGGACGACACCGGCGAGGAGCCGGGCGTCATCCTCATGCCGAAGGCGGTCTTCTTCCACCTTCAGCAGAACGCGCAGATCAAGGGCCGTACCTGGCCCAGCGCGGCGACCACGGACGCATCCCTTCCGACCGCGTCCGTGCAGCAGGTCAACGACACGCTCGCGGGTATGGGCCTGCCGCGGATCGAGCTGTACGACGCGAAGGTGAAGGTCGAGGGCGTCGCGACCCGCATCACGCCGGCGACCAAGATCGCGCTGCTGCCGACGCCGGGCAACCCAGTCGGCAACGCGGCGACCGACCTCGGCGCCACGTACCTCGGCACGACGGCGGAAAGCCTCGAGCCGGAGTACGGCCTGGCCGGGCAGGAAGCGGGCGTCGTCGCCGCGCAGTGGAAGACGAAGGACCCGGTCAGGGTATGGACGCACGCCGCGGCGATCGCGCTGCCCGTGCTCGCCACCCCCGACCTGACCTTCGTCGCCACCGTGGCGGCCTGATGCGCCGTCTGAAGGGGTACGTCCACGTCGCCGGGGCCGTCAACGGTCCCGGCGACGTGCCGCCGGAGGAACACGCCGCCCGGATCACCAACCCGGGCGCGTGGGAGGACGACGGGGCCGCCGAGGTG